ACGAAAGCCACACTTTTTAGATCTAGGATCTTTTGTTGAATAGCGATTACCGCCAGCGTCTTCGTAGATAAACCACTGAACGCCGGGATAGTCTTTAGAACATCCCGTCTTTACTAATGTATCCGCGACAGCACTATAAGATAGAATTAAAAAAAGAATAAACCTAATCATTAGAGTATTCTATTGATAGCATCTATGTCTGCTTCAATCTTAGAGTGCATATCCCCCGTGTTTTCTTTAAAGGACTTTATTGCCGCACGAACCAGTATCTGCGTTTCTTCTTCACGAAATATCTTAGCGATATGTTCGTCAGGAAGTTCAGTAGCTTCGGTGACAAAAAGCCCTTCTGAATCTATCAGGATGCGGAAGCCTATTATTGTTGCATCCTTCTGAGCCATTAGAGTTCGCAAGCACCGCCAACACAAGCTAGTGTTTGAGCGCCCTCAGTAAAATCATCTGACTCATTAAGATCCCAATTAAATTCTTGTGGGAATCCTTTCATCATCTGATTGTATTCTTTCTCTGTGATCTGCTCGTAGGGTGCTTGAGCATATGTGTGTTCGTCATACGGTAAGAAACTAATACCAGAGACTGTATCAAAGTTATTGTATACCCAATTTCCAATCTCAAGGAAGTCAGAGTCACGATAGTATACAGTAATACTGGGCTTATGCTCACACCAATGTTCTTGATATGCGGCCCATAGTTCTAACTGCTCCATCCCTGTCTGCTCTGAGGCGAACACAGCGCCCTCTGGAGCCTTCTTAGGGAAAGAGAATACCTTAGTACTGGGTGAGAAGTTATCAAGCTCACAAGGCACACCAGCGTCTTCTAAGACCTTGCAAAGTGGATCTCGTACATCAGCCCTGACCCGACGAATATAATAAGGGGCATAGCGTCCGTGGATGCCTGATGCAGAATCTACCATCTGTGAAACCGTGCCGCTAGGCTTAACGCAAGTGATAGCCGCGCTCTGAGGAATACCTAATCTTTCTGCCCAGATCTTATTAGTCTCGACGGCCTCTTCACGCAGAGTTTCCAGAAGCTTATTAAGATTCTTATTCTCTAAAGTCATAAGAGGATTATCTAGAATACCAGTAAGACTAACGCCCAACAAAGATTCTTCTTCTGTATTAGTTTTCCAGATACTTCTCAGGTAGCGGAAGTTCGTGAGCGTGGCTTGGAGAGTACCCAAGATAGTCGCAATTCGTACTTTTCTCCGAAGAGTGTTAAGTGTATCTTTCGGTCTGACGACAACTTCTGAAAGGTTGCAGAATTGATTTGGTCTAAGGATGATTTCACTGCATGGGTTCGTTCCGAAATCTCTGTCACTATCTCGTCTACCGTTTCTTGAAGCTTGTTTTTTACTAGCCGCACGGCTGAATATTCCTCGTTCTCCACTTTGTGATTCATGTAAGCTACTCCATTCTGTACTAAATAAATTAAAGGAAGGCTTGCTAGTATAGCAGGCACTGTTATTTGCAAGGCCACGCTGTGGTTCTGTATTGTACCAAGCACCGTGCTTTGCTTGACGGATATCATCATCCGATAGATCAGAGAGGCTGATAAGCGCAGAGCGCCTAACCCCACCTACAACAACTATTTGAGCGATTTTACAGCAAAGATCGTGGCATTCAAGGGGCGTAAGCTTTCGTCCAGCCGCTCCTTTAAATAATCTAACTGCAAATTTGAAGAGTTCAACAAGAGGTTCTGGGCCACTTGCTCGACCTCCAAAAGTTTTAAGGCTGGAACCCGAAGGTCGAACTCTAGATGTATCCCATTCTGGTATTTGACCTGAATACAGCAACGAAACCAATTCCCTAAACGATTTCGCCCATCCAATTTTTGAATCTGGTATATGTATGACTGTATCTGTTGCATGGAAATCCTCTGCAATCTCTGGAAGCTTAGAAACATACTGCTCTTCAACACTGAAGCCGACGCCTGTACCACACATAAGTACATACATCATCTCGTCAAAAGCACGAGGGCTATCAATAGCAAGATAACTACAATTAAAGCCTGCTACATTGTCACGATCTAAAGCTTCGCCAGCGGTCATCAAGGCTCGCATGGATGGCATAACTTCCAAGCCATGAATAGCTTTGTAGATTTCTTTTTGTTCGTCTACATTAAGCTTGTCGCCCCAATAAGTTACATAACGATTAACTGTTTCTTCCCACGTCTCGCGACGTTCTTCGTGTGGAAGATATCTAGCGTAACGACTCTTGTGAATATAAGACTCATACGAACCAAGCTCATTTGTTTCAAAGGTACTCATCTTTAGCCTCAGTTATCAAGTGGAAGTGATGTGTGCATTTCTTTTGCAAAGTCATAGGCTTCATCAGCCGTAGCAAAAATCATTTTCTTACTGGCCCAATCACCATCTTCAGAGCGCCCAGAAATCTCTACCATATAGCCATTTGAATAACGATAGATCTCAAGACGTTCATTAATTTTAGCAAGACTTGCTTCACTCATAATAATTCTCCTCATTATAATATCACGTTCATCATCAGTGTAATTAGACCAGAAAATAATTTCTGCTAGTGTCCGATGACAACCAACACAAAAATCATTCTCTGTTTTACATACAGAAATACAAGGTGTTTTCATTCCATATCATCAATAACATTTAGGTCATTAATATTTAATTTATATTTGTTTCTTTTCTTAAGTGGTTTCAATCGGGCTTCATCTTTTTCCTCATGCTTTTTTCTTTTATGGCGGCTGAACTTTTCTAGTCGCTCCCGCTTGCGATCATTCATCATCACCTATGCTTCCTCTCTTTGAAACATCTATCCAATTTTCTGGGATGCTATCCTCAGAAAACCATCTAAATCCTTTTGAAGAGGCCCACTCAGCGTGATTTCGTCTTGTACCATCTCTACGGCGCTTTGCTTGGGGCATTGGTGCATTGGGGTCAGCAAACAAAAAGACCAGTTCAATATTTTCTGGTAAAGCTTTTGCAATCCACACATACTTATTGTATTCATTATGATCCCAGAAGCGCCCTTTCGCTTCCAGATATATTTTTTTGCCATCTATCTCGCGGATAAAATCTGGATGATAAGTATGCTCAACAATATAAGCGGTTTGTTCAGAATGAATCTTCCATTCATTTAGGATGCCTGAGTGTAACTCATACTCCCAATTAGAATCATATCCACGCACAGGTGCTTTATCGACAGGGCGTTTAACGCGAGCCTTCCTATATCCTTTTTTTATTTTTGGTTTCAATGTACTGTGGGTATTCCTTCAAAGTGAATTTTTAATATAGCATACAACTCAAATAATAAGTCATCGTCTATGGTTTCTTCTTCTGCTAACTGTTTGGCGCAAAAAAATATTAGCGCCTCCAATGTCAGCCCTTTCATTTTAGATCAGCCATACAGTAACTGTCTATATCTTTTTGTGGGGCCTGCCTAAACTTTCTTTTCAAAGTTCTTTTTATCCAGCGGGGTGTAAACAAAGAATTTCTATGTACACCTTGCTTGTAAAAGTAAGCATTCTCTGGTACGTATTGTTTATAGTTTTTACGCACAAGCTTGGCGGCTTCTTCTTCAGAGATAACACTACTCAGCCACTCAATAAAAATATCAATTGTCTTCTGGTTTATTTTTTTAGAAAGGCGTCTGTTCATTATAAACTTCCTCCACCCTTGGCGCTACTTCAACATGGCTTAAATATACAGGGCCGGTCGCGTACTTAAAAACTCTCAGGCCCGTACCGTTGTTCGCATCTTTATAACAATCAAATTTATAAGGGCAATAGTTACAGTTGCGGTGGATCTTCATGTTACCTTTCTTTCCTTCAGGCACAGACTCATAACAGCGCGGTGGAGGCGTAGCCATCTTTAACGCTTTCTTTACGTTTTGTATTTGAGTATTGATGCTGGGCTTGTCAAGCTCCTCTGGGCGATATAAACATAACTCGCCGCTTTCTTTATTGATTACAAGAAAGCCGCCTTCAGAGGACTTCTCAGCCTCCTCATAGCCTGCAAGCTGGGACATATAACCAAAAGGATCATCTTCTCGTAGCCGTCCCTCGCGGAACTTGTTGAACGAAAACTTAGATGCGGTCTTGATATCGACCACCTCACCATCAATCTTGCAATCAATATGGCCCTTCACACCCTTGACCGTTACTTCTTTTTGTTCGTCAGTAACTTTGTGACCAGAGGCACGGACAAGCATCAGAAGAATCTCTTCTAGAATATGACCATACAGAAATTTAATCTGCACAGAAGGGGCAGGAGATGACGTTTCAGCCGGTAAATTTTGTTCGTACCAAAGCTGTCTAGCAGGGCGACCAACATTAGACATACGCAGAGTAAACTCTGAGTTTCTTTCAGATGGTCTGGCCCAAGCCCGGAGGGAATCTTTGATACGCTCCGCAGTAAAGTCTAGATCTGCATCTGATAAATTAAATTCTTTTCCTTCCGACAGTTTATCAAGCTGTCCATATATATCATTAACTAATGTGTCAAGTTTCATTTACGATGCCTCACGAATCGACACTTCCGTGTCTTTGAATTGTAGTGTAGATATTGTACACCAAGTTTTTTTTGAAGTGGAGTCTTTGCGGAGAGCCTGCCGTCTTTATAAGACTTCACATCTATCAAAGTGATCTCGCCTTCTGGGTTCATGGCAACAATGTCCACTGGCCCTGTGCATCCACAGTTTTTGAACACATGATAACCATTGTCCCACAACCATGTGATGGCGTAATGTTCAGCTAGGTCACCGACTCTGTTAGGCTCATGCTGGGCGTTCATCTAATTCCACCCTTTCTCTAGAAATCCACATACCATCAGTCCAATACACACACTCTTTACCATTTATTATTCTCCTAGTCCCCGGCCCCAAATCAAAAGCATCATATATTTCTGCCATTGGAGTATTTTCATCTAAGCCTTCATAAAACTCATCATCTGATATATCGTAATGCTTGTCTGTTTTTGAATCATAGGCAGTAATATATGTGCCATTATATTCTATCCATTGCTCTCTGTCTTGTGTGCGGCAACAATGTACATAGCTTCCTGATGTGATTTCATCTGGAA